CAAGGCAACACTAAAAAACGTATAGAGGCGCACCTCCTTGAGGATAGCGATACCAGCCAAGATTACCTCAAGGGGTGTGCCCTCATACGAGCCTACCTTGGTCTCGATCCCGAGATCCTAGATGAGGAGGACTGGGCAAGAGCCCTTGCCCAGTCCCTCTGGATCGAAAAAAGAAAAGGCGAGCAGCTACAGCGTGCTGTAGCCCTCGCCCTCGGGGGGGAAGGATGAGACCTAGTCCTTATTGTGTGTGATGAACCACATCCAGAAAAGCGATGGAGGTATATTCCCCACGTTTGAGTTCTTGCGGAACGGTGCGGTGAGGTAATCAATGAACATCTTGATGACTAAGTAAATCAAGGGAAGCATCACACTAGCGGTAAGGATATAAGCAACGATGCCGAAGAAAATATTGTCCTCAATCATAATTCTTTCCAGTTAGAGTTCGACAACAAATATAGTAAATCTGTATGACTAGTCCAGCAATGAACTACCTCTTTAATATTGGAGGTGACTTCACCGTGCAAATGGAGAGCCTGAATAAGGCCACCGGAGAGTTTACCGCCAAGGTAAGCTCTGCTCAGAAGGGGCTACAATCATTTGTTGGTCTAGCCTTACAGATTGAGACACTTTCCTCGGGCTTCCAACGGGTATCGGAGAGCCTCAGCGGTATCATTGCACCAGGTGTCGCACTCAACACCTCGCTCACCGACCTCGAGGCTATCACGGGGGTCACGGGCGAGGGACTAAAGCAGATTGAGGGCTATGCCCGAGAGACCGCTAAGGCATTTGGTATTGACGCCGCAGGAGCGGTCGAGAGTTACAAGCTCATCCTCGGCCAGCTCTCCCCTGAGCTCGCCAAGAGCCCTGTAGCCCTCAAGGCTATGGGTGATCATGTGGCAACCCTCTCTAAGCTCATGGGGGGCGATGCCACCGCCGCCGCTGAGGTACTGAACACAGCGATGAACCAATATGGCGTAGATCTCTCCAACCCTATTGCGGCCTCTGAGGAGATGGCGCGCATGATGAACGTCATGGCTGGTGCAGGTAAGGAGGGATCAGCAGAGCTCCCCCAGATCAAGGAGGCACTAGAGCAGGCAGGTATGTCAGCCAAAGGCGCAGGTGTGAGTTTTGAAGAGGCGAATGCCGCTATCCAGGTACTCGACAAGGCGGGAAAAAAGGGCAGTGAGGGTGGTATCGCCCTGCGCAACGTCCTCTCCACCCTGTCTCAGGGGCGCTTTCTTCCCCGAGAAGTGCGCAAGGAGCTCGCCCAGATGGGTATAGACGTAGCCCGTCTTGCCGACAAAAACCTCTCTCTCAAGGAGCGGCTAGATATGCTACGTCCCGTGATGCAGGACACTGCTCTCTTTACTCGGCTCTTCGGTAAGGAGAATGCTAACGCCGCTATGGCTTTGGTCGGGGGATCTGAGGATATTGCTGGCTATACAGCAGCCATCCAAGGTACGACCTCGGCTCAAGATCAGGCTGCAATTGTTATGGATGGCTTTGCGGAGCGTCAAGCCCGCATACGTCAGCAGATAGAGGACCTAAAAATAGGGCTCTTTAATTGGATCGGAGACTTTTCCCTATGGGCATCTGCCCTAGGAGATGCTGCTATACCCATTGCCCAGCTATTACCCCTCCTACAATTTGCAGGAGGGGGAGTAAAGGGAATCTATACATGGATTGTAGGAGGCTCATGGCGCACATGGGTAGGCACATTGCGCTCGGCTGTTACGTGGATGGGATCACTTGCTCTCAAGGCTGGACAGGCTGCGCTCAAGATAGCCATCCTCTCTGGACGTGCGCTCCTCTCGGGGATTGCCGCCCTAGGATCTTATATTGCCTCACTCGTCACTAGTGGCGCGGCACACGTAGGCTTCGCACTCAGTGCTGAGCTCTCATTCGCCACCTTCGCTACGGCGGGACGTGCCGCCTGCGCAGCCGTCTCAACAGCCATCACTAGCATCCCTATCATCGGATGGATAGCGGGGCTCGTCGCCCTAGGTGTCTACTTTTGGCAGACATCGGCTAAGTTCCGTGCGATTGTTAAGGGGCTTTGGGCTGCGATTAAAGAGGCATTTACCAACATCTGGACACTCGCCAAAGATGTATTTGGCGGAGTCTTTGACCTCATAAAGTCTGCCTTGAGTTTTGATGGAGATGGTATTGATGCTGCTCTTAAGCGTGTATCAGGCGCCTTTGGCAAGTTTGGCAAGGACACCGCTAGTGCCTTCAGGCAGGCGTATGATGAGGAGATGGAGCGGAGTGCCAAAGAGGAGCAATCTGATACTCCTAAGCTCCAAATGCAAATGACTCATTTTGATGGTGGAGGGCTCGGGATTCCAAAGATAAAGCCACCCAAAACAGACAACTCTGGTGGTGGCACTGGTGGACCAGGAGCGCACGGTACAGGAGGAGCAAGCAATGCCAGTGGCTTGCGTAATGTGAACATCCATATCGGGAAGCTTGTCGAGAGTCTCACCGTGCAGACGACTAACCTCTCCAGCGACACCTCCGAGATCAAGGCGCTTATCACCGAGACACTCCTCTCCGCCGTCAATGATGCAAATCTAGCAATACAATAGCTATGCAACAGATAATATTGGGTAACGACACCACCCTATCCCTCATCCTCTACTCCCAAGCGCTACTGCTCCCAGACCCATCAGGTAGCAGTCATTTGGAGCGTAGGCGAATAGACCTCACCCTCGCTCGTGAGGTATCGGTACGGCTCATCCCCTATATGAGATGGACTCCAGTTGTACCTGAGTGGCATGTGCGTGATAGCATCCTAGAGGTAGCCTTCCCAGCTAAACTACAGCAGCCTGGTAAGTGGGATATTGAGGTGCGTTATCTTGCCCCCTCTATCTCAGGAGGAGACACATATGTATGGCATCGCTTACGCCTAGGATTGTGTGAGGTGCTCCCCCACTATGAGAGCGGACATACCACTCCTGAGGCCTACCTAATCACAGCGGATATAACGACTGCCATGCAAGGAGCAACAGGCCTCAGCGCATTTGAGTTTGCCAAGAGTCAAGGATGGGTGGACACGGAGCAGGAGTATGCCGCCTTTATCAAGGGCGATCCTGGCAATGATGGGATAGACGCCTATGCTAGCTATCTGGCAACCACAACAGATAGCCCCAAGATGACCGAAGAAGAGTGGGCGACGGGCGGATGGCTTGTCGTCTTGGAATTTCTAAAGAAGATAAGAGGAACAAGATGAACACTCCAAAAGCTGTAGCAGAGGAATTGCTCGCCCTGATGCGTGACAGGGAAGAGATAAAGAAAGCACTCATAGAACTTGGTGCTGTAGTGGCCGATGATGACGGACTTTCCAGCTACTCTGGAAAGATACGGGGACTGAAGCCGGCACGCCTAAAAATCTTTAAGGATCAACAGTTTTATCAGTGGAAAGATGAGGTGCTTCCTGATATGGAGGTGGATGAAGGGTATACAGCTGCTAATCTATCGTGGGTATTTGGAAGATGCCCTAACCTAGTTCGTGTTCCAGATATTCTAGGAATTGCACGAGCTGTGAACTTAGAGAGCTTCATCCAGGAGAGTATGAAGGTCAAAAAACTCACATTACCAGACCTTCCGAACTTGACGAGCATGCGAAGTTTTGCACATAAGGCGAGTTCGCTAGAGTCTGTGGTTGTTGGAGCAATGCCACAGAATGCTTCGCTATTCTACACCTTCGCAGAATGTGCTTCGCTTAGATCTGTAACTATTGGCGATGTATCCAAGGTGACAGATGTATTCGCGGCGTTTTATGCGTGTACAAAACTCCAGAGGGTAAAGCTATCTCTTGGAGCTGGCATGGTAAGCAATGCGCAGTACCTTTTTGATGGGTGTGCGATGCTAGAGGAAGTAGAGGGCATCATTGACTTGTCAGTAGCTACTAACATTTCAAGTCTCATCACAAGATGTTCAAACCTCCGCGAGATACGGTTAAAGGGAGTTGGGCGCGAGCTCATAGCATTTCAGTCTGTTGCGCTCTCTCTTGAGAGCGTACGCTACCTCATCAATGAGGCTAAGAGTGTCGGTACAGTGATGTACCTACCACAGAGCTTGGTGGATAGGTATCCCTCAGAGATGGCGGAGTTGGGTAAAGTCGCAACGAGTAAGGGGTGGACGATAACCTATAGATAACAGATAGATATGGGAGAAGAAAGATCAATCAGACTAGATGCCCCAGAGGGGAAGATGCTAGTCAATCGTAAGCTAAAGGCTATTGGCCTCATCGTACGCACGAGCATTGACAGTCAGGCTGACTGGGAGGTGCTTGATGAGTCAAAGGCAGAGGCCTTAGACAAGGTGTGGCACCCTGAATTTTATGGGCTGCATACAACTGATCCTGGGCCAGGACCTAGCCCTGTACTACCCACCTCTAACTCTCAAAGCTAATGACAGCTAAGGAACGAGCCGAGAAAAAGGACTTTGCTCGCCTACTCTACCTCCAAGGGGAGGAGCAAAAGAGCATCTCGCAGCGCATCGAGGTGTCTGAGACGACCATCAGCAAGTGGGTCAAGGAGGGTGGGTGGCAGGAGCTACGTGCAGCCCAGAATATCACCCGTCCTGAGCTAGCTAATAAGATCCTACTCTCCATCAATAAGCTCCTCGATAGAGCTATCGCCAGCAATGAGGTGGATGCAGGTCTGGTCAAGCAGCTCAAGACCTTCAGCGATGCTATTGCCAATATCGACAAAAAGGCGAACATCGTAGATACGATAGACACCTTCATTGCCTTTGGCAAATGGCTGGAGCACCGTATGACTATTGATAGCTCCCTCACCCCCGATTTTGTCAAGCAAGTCACCTACTATCAGGACTTATACATCCGTCACCGCCTAGGTGGTGCTGAGGACTAGTAACACGATCACCCTATGCCCCTACAGACCATTGTACCCCCAGCCATCACGGCTGGCAAGGTGCTCCTCTACCGCTTCCCCCAGCAGAGCAAGGGGAGTTTCCCCCAGCGCGAGGAGGCAGGGGAGTTCGCTCCCTCACCAGTAGCCTCGCCCATCACCGACCCCGCCTGGTGGGAGGGCAGGTACGTCCTCTGTCCCCTTCGCCTGCGCCTAGAGGATGGCACTACCCTAGAGCTTGCTGATGCCGTCGTAGCGATGACCCGCACCAAGCAGATCATTACCACCCAGGTAGTTGGCATGACGGGCACGGTTAAAGAGTATATCAGCTCTGGCGACTACGACATTAATATAGCTGTTGGCATCCAAGGGCTCGAGGACGGCAAGATCGCCGACCGCTACCCCGAGGAGGGTCTGCGGGAGCTCCTGAGGTACCTCGAGGTGGACAAACCCATACAGGTGCAGAGTGCCTTCCTGGATCTCTTTAGGGTCAATCGTATAGTTATCAAGAGCTATTCACTCACCCAGGATACGGCAACTAACTACCAGGAGCTTACCCTTGCCGCTCTCTCCGATGATGAGTACAACGTCTACAGCACCGACTACTAAGTACTAGCCTATGTACCGACTAACTGCCCGTGTGGAGATTGAGAGCGCACGTAAGTGGGTAATCACCCAAGTCACTGCCCTCCAGATAGAGCGTAGCACCGAGGAGCTTACCGACACATGTAAGATCACGCTACCTAAGCGCATGCTCTGGGATCAGCGAGAGGGCGTGCCCCTGAGGCGTGGGGACAAGGTGCGAGTATCCCTCGGCTATGACGATGACCTGCAGCTGGCCTTCGTCGGCTACATCCGGGAGGTGGGCTTCAAAACACCTGTGGAGATCGTCTGTGAGGATGAGATGTACCGCCTCAAGACCCAGCCAACCCTCCCCAAGGCGTATAAGTCCGCCACCCTGGAGGGTGTCCTCCGTGACCAAGGCATCGCAACGCCTATCCGTGTGATGGGCGAGCAACACCTCGGTGCTTACCGAGTGCAAGCCGACACCGTGGCGAGCCTCCTCGGCACCCTCAAGGAGCAGGGCATTCGTAGCTTCTTTCGCTACGAGGACGGACAAGCTGTCCTCTACTCAGGGGTACTCTTTGATCATGATGTGGGTAAGGCTACAAGGCAGGTCATTGCGACAGGCATCAACCTGATTAGTGATAGCCAACTCAAGCAGCAACATGCAGACACCCTACGCCTCAAGGTTAAGGCTATCTCCCTACAGCCCGAGGGGCGAGGGAAGAAAAAGAAAATCAAGGTGGAGGTAGGCGATAAGGATGGGGAACTTCGCACCCTACACACCTACAACAAGACGGAGAGCGAGCTACGTCAATGGGCAGAGCAGGAACTCCAGCGTCTCAAGCAGGATGGGCTCACAGGGAGCGTCACCACCTTTGGCGCACACCTCATCGATAAGCTCGACCACGTGGCTATCCGCCTCGAGGGTAAGCGCATGGGCGTCTACCAAGCGAAAAAAGTAGTCATTAAGTATGGTGCTGAGGGCCTCCACCAAGAGGTGACTCTCGGCTACAGAGTAGCACAGTAAGCAATATGAGCCAGATAGCATCCCTCATACGCTCCTTGGCAGGGCGTTCATCCTCCGTCCTCAAGGTCTGCGAGGTGACCAGCCTTGACCGAGGAGCCCGTACCATCGACTGCCAGCCACTCGATGAGACTGCCCCTATCTTAGGGGCGAGCCTCCAGGCAGACAGCGGAGGCACTCAGGGCTTGACCCTCTACCCCAAGGTGGGCTCCCTTGTTATCGTAGGGCTCGTGGAGGGCACGCCTCTCGGTGCCGTCCTCCTCGCCGATGAGCTCGAGGAGCTCAATGTGCAGATAGGTGACCAGCAGATCTCGATCACCCGTGAGGGTATCACCCTCAACGAGGGTAAGCTAGGTGGGATAATCAAGATAGCCGACCTCACCAGCAAGATCAATACCCTAGAGCGAGAGCTCAACACTCTCAAGCAAATACTCACCTCGTGGACACCAGTCCCCCAGGACGGAGGTGCCTCCCTCAAGGCATCAGCCGCCTCCTGGGCAGGTCGCCAGCTACAACTTACCCGCCAAAGCGACTACGAGGATACTAAAGTTAAGCACTAACTATTAGCCATCATGATAGGTATACAGATAGACACTACTACGGGCGACCTCGCCCTGCCTGAGGGACGCATGACCCTCGGGGAGGTACGAGAGCAGACCGCCCAATTCCTCCTCGAGGGCGTGCCTGGCTCCTTCGGCGAGTACCCCACCCTTGGGCTCGCTGTACGTCGCCAGCTAGGTGCCCCTCATGACCCGATGTTCCCCACTCTCGCCGTCAAGATGATGCGCCACTGCCTCATACCCGTAGAGCGCATTGTTGCCACCTCAGATGGCTACGGCATTACCTTTAAGGACTAACCCCTATGGCACGTACAACACAAGACATTCGCCGATCCATCAGCGAGGCATTTATCGCTGATCCTACCATACAGCAGAGCTATCATCTTACCCCAGGCAAGACCTTTGAAGAGCAGTTCAGCAAGGTCTCCCTCGAAGCTATCCTTTTCTGGGTATTCGCCTCCGCTATCCACGCCCTCGAGGAGCTATTTGACCTCCACCGCAAGGACGTCGCTGAGCTCGTCGCCGAGGCAGAGCCCCACACCCTGCGCTGGTACGCCCGCAAGGCTAAGGCATATCTCCATGGCCATACCCTCCTCCCCTACAGCGACCAATACGATCTCTCCACCCTCACTCCTGAGGAGATTGATAAGCTACGCATTGTGCGCTATGCTGTAGCCTCAGAGCAGAACAACATCGTCTACATCAAGGTCGCTGGCCGAGATGAGGAGGGTAAGCCTAAAGTACTCCCTAAGGATACCCTCGAGGCTCTACGCCTATACATGCAGCAAGTCAAGGACGCAGGTGTACCCGTGCGCATCATCTCTTCCCCAGGTGATGAACTACGCCTCTCCCTTACCATCTACTTGCAACCTGTCCTGCTCTCGCCACAAGGCAAGCCTACCCCAGGGCGAGACAAGGCCATCCGCAAGGTTATCGAGGACAATATCTCTACCCTCCCCTTCGATGGGGTATTCCGCCCATCTGACCTCATCGTAGCCCTTTCATCCCAATCCGGCGTAGAGGCCTCAGATGTTACCTCGGCAACCACAACGCAAGCAGGCTCCGATAGCTGGCAATATATCTTCGGATATCATCGCCCTAGGTCTGGATACTACCATCTCAATAAGCTCACTATCAATTATCAGCCCTATGTTCCTGGATCCCTATAGCATTGACTGGCATAAGGTCGTCTCAGATACCTTGCCTTCCTTCCTCCGCAAGCCTAGGCTCCTTGCACTGCTCCTTGTGTGCCTAAGCCCACTCATCTGGCTATACGGTCGATTTGCTCAAGACCGCGATAAGGATCTACACAAGCTACAGCACAACGGACAGGTCTGCTCTCTACAGGGGCTACTTGAGGAGCAATACCCCTCATCCCTAGGTTTACGATACAAGATAGAGGATGTTCGTCAATCCGGGCTAATCATCTACACCCATAGCGAGTCTCGCAAAGGGGTGCCTCTAGCTATCCCTGAGAGTTCCCATGGGCTCCTCATTACGAGTGGAGAGGTCAAAGCCGTAGAGACGTCACGCTTCCTCGTCTATGTCCCCCAAGATATATACGATACCCACCTCCCTGAGGTTCGCTGGCTCGTAGAGCAGTACAAGCTCCCCACCAAGCTCCCTATCTTCCTACCTCTAAAGAGTAATTAA